CTTTGCAAGATGTAAGTGTCTTGGAGCAAATGTATTACGTGGTAAAGACCAGATTCCTTGGGACGGGAAGTTAAACTACGATTACCAATTATGGATCGACTCGGATATTGTCTTTGACACAAACAAGTTCTGGCAGTTGTGTGACATGGTAATTGCAGAGGACGGCACAGAGAAGGAGATTGTAGGTGGGTGGTATGCTACTGAGGATGGTCAAACAACATCTGTCGCGCACTGGTTAGAGGAAGATGATTTCCGTAGTAATGGTGGAGTAATGAACCATGAGACTGTTGAAAGTATCAGTAAGCGTAAGAAGCCATTCACTGTAGATTACACAGGATTTGGTTGGGTAATGATTAAGAAGGGAGTATTTGAGAAGTTACCGTATCCATGGTTTGCACCAAAAATGCAAGTATTTGAGTCAGGTGCAGTGCAGGATATGTGTGGTGAGGATGTTAGTTTCTGTTTAGATGCTATTGAAGAAGGGTATGAAATCTGGTGTGATCCCAGGATTCGTGTAGGGCATGAGAAAACGCGGATTATTTAAATGTTACCTATAGTATCAGAAGCAAAGACGGATGAGGATTTATGGATGATATCATCTGAGATCCTCAGTGAACTATCCAGGAGGGATGGTGTAGAGTACATAGTTATCACAACAGAATCGGAGAATGATTAATGGCTTGGAATAGTAGTAATAATGATAATATGGATCCGAAGCCGAAGAAATCTCGGCAGGGGTTTGGGAAACATAGTAAGTACTCCGCGAGTTCTCGCAATGGAAAGAGGAAGAGTTATAGAGGACAAGGAAAATAATAATTACGGACCCTCTCGTAGGGTCTTTTTTTATGCCTAGATAGTAAAAAAAAGAGGTAAAAATGGAAAATAATGATAAGAAAATGTTACGTGAGATCTCTAATGATCTATTAACACCCAAAAAGCATGATTTTAAGGTAGAAAATGACCTTTATGAGCGAAAAGAGGATGGATTAGAGTATGATGATTGGAGTTATAATGAAGAAGGAGTACCATTGGCAGAATTTTGAGTAAGAATTCTTAATAAATAACTAAAATTTGTAATTTTCTGTATTTGCAATGCCTATACAAAGGGTAAGTCAAGGATTTAAAGATATTAGCATGACATTTAAGGTAAATCCCTTAAATGATGACTTAATTGCATTAAAAAATGAGAGTGCAATTGCTCGTTCGGTAAGGAATATCGTGATGACAGTACCTGGGGAGAGATTTTTTCAACCTAATTTTGGTTCTGGTATTAATAGAGCACTTTTTGGTAATATGGATGACATTACTGCCTCTCTTATTGAGGATGAAATCCGTGAATCTATCAAAAACTATGAACCAAGAGTAAAATTACGTTCTTTAAAGGTATCTCCCAACTTTGAGAACAATGCTTTTGATACTGTTATCATATATGATATTATTGGAGCAGATGTTCCAGCACAAGAATTACAATTCGCTTTGCAATCAGCTAGATAAAAATGCCACTAGTAAACTTCAGTAACCTGGATTTTGACCAGGTTAAGACAACACTTACAGATTATATACAATCAAACTCCAATTTCACGGATTATGATTTTCAAGGGTCAAACCTTTCGACTATAATCGATCTTTTGGCATATAATACCTACATTACGTCATACAATGCTAGTATGGTTGCTAGTGAGGTATTCATTGATAGTGCTACTTTAAGAGAAAATGTAGTATCACTAGCAAGAAACATAGGATATGTCCCTCGTTCAAAGAAAGCAGCAAGAGCAACTGTTAGTTTTTCAATAGATACGACTGGGATTACCCCAACACCATCAACATTAACCCTTGAAGCAGGTCCTGTCGTATCATCATCGAGTACATTTGGTTCTCAATCATACATTTTTTCAATTTTAGAAGATATTACAGTTCCAATTAATAATGGAATTGCAGAATTTAATAATATTTCAGTATATGAAGGTACAATATTAACAAAAAACTTTACATTTGACACAAGAAATGTAAATCAAAAGTTTATTTTACCAAATGCAGGTGTTGATAATGATTTAATTTCAGTAAAAGTGAGAGGTAGTCAACAAGCAACCGCATCTGTTACTTATAAACTACAAGATAGTCTTTTTGACATTGATTCAACTTCAAATGTTTATTATATTCAAGAAATAGAAGATGAAAGATATCAAATTTTCTTTGGTGATGGAGTATTTGGAAAAAAACTTGAAGAAAACAACTTTATCAATATAAAATATCTCGTTACGAATGGTGATAGTGCTAATGGAGTTAACTCTTTTGTCTTTAATGGAAATATTACTTATGTTAGAGATGGAGTAGGATATACTGTAACTTCTGGTATTTCTTTAATAACAACAGAATTAAATTCTTCTGGTGGAGAAAGTATTGAGTCTGTTGATTCTGTTAAGAAGTATGCGCCAAAAATATATGCTTCTCAGAACAGATGTTTAACTGCAAATGATTATGAGAGTTTAATTCCATCAAGAATTTATCCTGAAACTGAGTCAATTTCGGTATTTGGGGGAGAAGAAATGATTCCTCCTCAATATGGTAAGGTTTTTATTAGTATTAAACCAAAAACTGGAGATTTTATACCCAATCTTATCAAAGAAAATATTAAATTAAAGTTAAAGAAGTATGCTGTTGCCGGTATTATCCCCGAAATTCTTGATCTGAAGTATCTTTTCCTTGAAATTGACTCAAAAATTTATTATAACAGCAATTTGGCATCAAGTTCTGCACATGTTTCATCTCTTGTTCAGAATAATGCAAATAAATATGCAGAATCTAGCGAAATGAACAAATATGGGGCTAGATTTAAGTATAGTAAATTCCTGAAAGTTATTGATGATAGTGCAGATGCAGTAACTTCAAACATTACAACAGTTACTATGAGAAGAGATCTGAGAGTAGTGTTAAATAGTTGGGCAGAGTATTCTATTGGATTTGGCAATGCATTCCATATTAAATCTATGGATGGATACAACATCAAATCTTCTGCATTTAAAATAAGTGGAATTCAAGATGATGTTTATCTTTCTGACATTCCAAATACAAATAGAACCTCCGGATCTATTTTCTTATTTACTGTTCCTACTATAAATTCAACAACTCCATCAATTATTAGGAGAAATGTAGGAACTATTGATTATGTGAATGGGACTATAACTTTAAATCCTATTAATATACAATCTGGCATGATAAAAGATGGTCAAACAATTATTGAAATTGGGGTATCACCATCTTCAAATGATGTAGTTGGATTACAAGATTTGTATTTACAACTAGATATTGCTAAAAGTAATTTTGAAATGGTTATTGATGAAATTGCTTCTGGATTAGATCCTTCAGCATCTAATTATATCGTATCTTCAAGTTACCCCAATGGTACTTTAGTTCGTTCAGGTGGACGTACACAATAATCACAATCATCTCCTCTTAAGATAGTAAATTTATAAAAATGTCAGAGAAAAGAGTTCAATTTAGTAACATTGTCCAGAATCAACTTCCGGATTATGTAAAGGATGAATATCCTTTAATATCAGAATTTTTAAAGCAATATTATATTGGACAGGAATATGTAAGTGGTCCTATTGATTTAATTCAAAATATTGATCAATATATTAAGGTTGACGAATTTACTAATCTCAATGAGACATTGGAATTAGGTAGTGATATTACATCTTATGGTGATGTAATAACAATAAAAGACCCACAGGTCAATACAACTGATGGATTTCCTACTTCTTATGGATTAATAAAGATTGGTGATGAAATAATCACTTATACTGGAACTACTCCATCCTCATTTACTGGGTGTATTAGAGGATTTTCTGGTATTACTTCATATAAATCAGAATCTGACCCCGAATCTGTAGTTTTTGAATCTACAAATGCTGGAACTCACTCAGCAGGGGATACTATAACAAATTTAAGTTGTCTTTTTCTTAAAGAATTTTTATCAAAGACAAAATATCAGATTTTACCGGGATTAGAAGAAAGGCCAATATCTGAAAATGTAAATAAAAATGTTTTTATAAAGCAATCTAAGGATTTTTACTTAAGTAAAGGAACTGATAGGTCTTTTGAGATTTTATTTAAAGCATTATATGAAGAAAATGTAAAAATTGTAAGACCTGGGGAATATCTTTTTACTCCATCTAATGCAAATTATAAAATTGGGAATGATCTTGTAATTGAATCTATAGAGGGAGATCCAGAAGATCTTACAGATGCAACATTATATCAAGATGAATATGGGGATATTAGTAAAGGATATGCACCCATTACTAATATTGAAAAAGTTATTAATAATGGTGTTGGGCAAACTTATTATAAATTAAGTTTTGATGCTGGATATAATAGAGACCTTACAGTAGATGGATCACTGTATGGTAACTTTGTCGTTCATGCCAGAACAAAATTAATTGGGGAAATTGGTATTGGACAATCTACTCTTGATGTTGATTCCACTGTTGGTTTTGGTAATAGTGGAGAACTTAGAGTTACTTATAATGATGAATCAGTAGGCATAGTATCTTATACTTCAAAATCTTTAACTCAATTTTATGGATGTACAAATGTAAATGGAATAATTTTAGATAAGTCTAATATTGGTATTAATACATTTGCATGGGGACGTTCTTTTAAAGATCAAACTAAAAATATTAAGGTAAGGATTAGTTCTGTATTAAGTGGCATTGAATATTCAGATAATACAACTTATTATGGAAAAAATGATACTGCGGAAATTAAAACTTTAGGAATTGGTCTTACTAGTTTTAAAGGAGAAAATTGGGTTTATAATATTGCTCCCAGTTATATTATTGATAGTTTTGAATTAATTGATAGTTCGGATCACACATATAAGATAACATTAAATGTGGACCATGAATTCAAAAATGGAGATACCGCACAAATTACTGGTACTGATAATATAACTAAAGCGACTTCAATTATTGGCATAAACAATAAAAAATCTTTTAATATTAGAGGTCAAGGAGAGCTTACTGACAATAAGTATACTATTAAAAGAAATATTATAAGAGGAAGTTCAAATTCTTTTCCATCTATTTCTAGATATGCAACAGATGTACAAAACGTATATAAAGAAAAATATTCTGATAATTTATTAGTTGCATCTTCATCTATTCCATCTTACGGTTCTCATCCACTTAATACTTCAGATAGAAGTGTTACATTTTCAGGAACTTATAGTGGTGAGGAATTGGATATTGGAAACCATTCATTTTATACGGGAGACGCAGTTTATTATATTCCGCAAAAAGTAGAAGAAGAATATTATAATGCTGCTGGAGTAAAATCAAGTAGAATATCTGTTAACTCTTCATTATTTGCTTCTGATATTATAAAGTTGCAAGAAGGACAAATTTCTCCTAATGAAGGAATTTATTTTATTAAAAGAATAAATGCAACTACTATAAAACTTGCAAAAAGTAAGAGTGATATTTATAATTCAAAATTTATTTCTATTGTTGAAAATACCAATGTAGATGATTGCATTTTTCAGACATATAGTTTAAGACTTAATACTTTAGGATCTCAAAAACTTCTTAGAGAAATTGCTAAACCAGAAAGTGATGGTACTTTAACGGAAACTATTCCTGGATTTACTGGAATTCTTGTAAATGGAGTAGAAATTTTAAATTATAAGTCATCTGAAGTTGTTCATTATGGAGAACTTAATAGTATAGAAATTTCTTCTCCAGGATCAGATTATGATATTATAAATCCACAACCATTGGTTATTGCCGACATTATAGGAACTGATGCTACTGGTTATATTGGCGTTTCTGGAACATTAAAAGAAGTTCAAATTATAGATCCTGGTTTTGATTATCAAGAAACCCCTACAGTAAGAATTACTGGCGGAAATGGTAGTGGAGCATTGGCTGAAGTGCGAATGACTTTGACCACTCATAATGTACCTTTTAATTCTCAAAGCAGTGGACAAGAAGTTGGATTTGGAAATACATTATCTACAATTGGATTTTCAACATACCATAAGTTTAAAAATGCTGAGAAAGTAATTTATATTACTGACAATCAAGAAGGAATTGTTGGATTAGTTACTAATACAAATTATTTCGTTTCTTATGTAGATGATACTACAGTAAAACTTCATGACACACAGGAAGATGCTATTACAGGCATTAATACTGTTGTATTGACCTCAGGAGGGGTTGGAAGGCACTCTTTACAGTCTTATGATAAAAAGTCCATAGTAGAAGGTATTAACGTATCTAACCCCGGAAGTGGTTATGAAAATAAGAAAAGGACTGTAGAATCTGTTGGGATTAGTACATTCTTAAATGAGATTACAATTAAGAATCATGGATATCAATCAGGAGAAATTGTAAAATATACTAAAGGAACTTATGCTATTGGAGGACTTTCTGATGGAGCAGAATATTATCTAACAAAATTAACTGATGATAAATTTAAGTTATCAAGTAGCGAATCTTTATATTCCACAAAACAATATATCAGTTTTACTTCAGCATCTTCTAATATCGGAACGCAGTCATTTAATTATCCACCAATTTCTATTAGTCTGATTGGTAAGGTAGGTATATCTTCAATAGGAAGTGAAACTTTTGAAGCACAGGTTCAACCAATTGTCAGAGGTGAAATAACATCGATACATTTATCCAATACTGGTGTTGGATACGGTTCATCTGAAATTATTGGATATAAGAGAGAACCTGCAGTTTTATTAACATCTGGAACTAATGCTCAAGTAGAAGTAATTGTTACTGATGGGGCAATTACCGAATTATTGATTTTAAATGGTGGCAATAATTATACATCTATTCCAAATTTGGTTTTAGATGGTGATGGTGTAGGTGCGGTACTTACTCCTATAATTGAAAACGGATCTTTATCTTCTATTAAAATTATTTCTGGAGGATCTGGATACACTAGTGCTGCTACTTCTATTACAGTTATTCCTGCAGGATCTGGAGTCAAATTTAATACTATTATTCAAACTTGGAGAGTAAATTTATTTGAAAAGTATTTTAATACTTTCAGTAATGATGATGGGTTTATTGTAGAAGAAACGGATAATAAAGAAGGACTGCAATACTCTCATTTATATTCTCCTAGAAAATTAAGAGAAAATGTATATGCTGTAAATCAGAGTGGAGATGTGTTATATGGATCTCCAGATTTAAAAAAAGTTGCTGGTATTGAAGTAGAATCAGAAGATCATTCCCCAATTATTGGTTGGGCATATGATGGAAATCCAATTTATGGTCCATATGGATATTCTACAAATAATGGAGGAGTGGTAACTCAGATGAAATCTGGGTATAAAGAAGAATCATCTTCAAAGGAAAATAGACCTTCTTTACTACAATTTCCTAAAGGATTTTTTATTGAAGATTTTACTTATTATGAAGTAAGTGATCAATCAGTTTTGGATGAGAATAATGGAAGATTTGGAATTACACCAGAATTTCCTAATGGAACTTATGCATATTTTACTACTATTAATAATAGTTCTGCAGAAATAACAGGTCCTTTTATGGATTATAAGAGTCCTGTGTTTCCATATTTTATTGGTAATAATTTTTATTCTGTCTTAAATAATTTTAATTATCTTTTATCTTCTAATCAAGATCATACGGACTTACAAAATTCTAATTGGGTTAGAAATACCAAACCTTATAATTTAATTGAAGATACTATTACTTATGATTATGTTAACATTCCAAATAGTTTAAATCAAACTATGGATGTTAAAGGAACATCTCCAGGAAAGGTTAATAGTATTGGTATTGAAACTGGAGGAGATTTTTATAGAATTGAGGATAATGTAGTTTTTGATAGTGAAGATACTGGTGGATATGGAGTATCTGCTAGAGTTTCTAGAATTTTAGGAAAACCAATAACAAATATAAGTGTTGCTTCAAGCACTATAGGTGGAGTTGAAATATTCCCAGGATTAACCAACGGAGAATATTTTGTTTATGCAGATAATCCACATAATCTTCAAAATTTGGATAAAGTCACAATTACTGGATTGTCTACAACTTCTTCAGAAATTAGTGGATCATATTCTATTGGAGTTAGTAATAATAAACTCTCTTTAGTTGGTATAGGAACTACAAGCGTTGGAATTGCTTCTGCAGGACAAACTGGCATTGTCACTTATATGAATGTTGCAGGAAAAATTGGTTATCCCGAATTAAGAGAAAATGATATTCTTGGAATTGGATCTGAGAAACTAAAAGTTTTAAATATAAGCCCAAGTTTATCAAGAATTAGAGTTATTAGAGAATATGATGGAACTGTAGGTCAAGGACATTCAGCAGGAACTCCCATATATGAAGATCCTAGGAAATTTACTATTGATGCTGGATTTAATACAACTTCTAATTTTAACTTAAATAAGCAACTTTATTTTAATCCATCAGAATCTGTTGGACTTGGAACAAGTTCTGGTGTTGGGGCTGGAACAACTTTAATATTCACTACAAATCCTGTTCCTGGTCTATCTACCACTTCTCAAGGTTGGTGGGCTCCTTCTACTCCAAGAGGTAGTGGTGGTATAGTTGGTGTCTGGAGAGTGACACCTGGTTATACTTATGTGGCGTACAACACGATTCTAGGACCTGTTACCAAAACGATTTTTCCTTGGTATGATCACTATTGGATTGAAACAAGGAGACTTTATATTCCCAATCATGGATTAGAGACCGGAGATAAACTAACATATTCTCCAAATGGTGGTGATCCTATTGTATCTTGGATTGATGGTTCTTCTGGTCCTGTTCCATTAACTGATGGACAAACTCTTTATGCGGCAGCAATTAGTGGGGATTTAGTTGGACTTGCTACTGTTAGAGTTGGAATGGGAACGGAAGGTACTTTTGTTGGTATAGCAAGTACTAATAGAGATTCTAGCACTTTATTCTTTAGTGGATTTGGAACAGGAACTTATCATAGTTTCCAAACAAATTTTGATGCTATTACTGGCGAAGCTAACAGACAACTGGTAACAGTAGAAACTTCACAAACTCATGGATTAAAGAATAACGATACTGTTTTTATTGATGTAAATCCATCTATTGCAACAACATATACAGTTCAATATAATGATACTAATAG